TTGCTGTACCATTCAAAGCACCATTGATATAAAAATTAGTATTGTCACCATCGCTGTCACTTATAACAACTATATGTTGCCAACTGCCTGTTGAGATAGAATCATCAGCAGAATTTTTCTCAGTTTCACCATCTCTTGAAAAGGTAACTCTATCGCTAGTATCATTTACATATAAAAACATCTTACCATTAGTTATTATATATCCTTTGCTATTTTCTCCAAATGTAGTAGGATTTACCCAAGCAGATATTGTAATAGCACCAGTACCATCATTTGGTTTATCCGAACCTAAATCTACTTTATCATCCGTCCCATCGAAGGCAAGTGAATATTGGTCACGATATACATCGCCACCTGATGTTATGATTCTACGAGATGGGAACATTAATCTTTAACGACACCGATTTGTAATCGCAGACCAGCAGCAGTCCATGTAGCAGTTGCACCCCTATTAACCGCAGATACATATATGCTTGTAGCACCCGAAGCTGCCTTTAATGTTAATCCTATATTTTCTTTATGACCATACTGCCAAGCTATGCCATCAAAATAATTAGTAATACTAACGACACCAAGTATAGCATCAGGAATAGCACCATCAGCAGCATCTATTGCTGTGCCACCAGCAGAAGTTGCATCAAGCAATCCCGTTGTATCCATAAATACTATATCTATTGGCTGTCCATTATCATCATCATCCAGTACCCCTATGGATTGAACTATGCAAGTCCCTGCTGGTACGGATACAAGATTAGTTAATTCATCTGCTTGGAATATTACATCTCCTACCACACATTCTGCTGTTGTAGTGGCTGGTGTCAAGGTTATAACATCAACATCCATCTTACCAAGTCTTTCTTGTACGCTATATTGTCTAATAAGTGTGTCTGCCATTGATTTTCTTCCTCTCTAAAGTTAATGGTTGAACTGTGAATGAGCCTTGAAGATATTACTATTTTTTGGCTTTCTTTGTTTCTTTCTTTACTTCTTTTCCATTGAGATCACATAATGTGTATTTTTCATCACAAGATGATTTTTTCATACGACCTGCTTGATACTTAAATACCTCACCGCTTGGTTTTTTATAATATATATCTGCCATCTTTAAATCTCCTTGTTCAATATGAGGGCAGAGCCTCGATTCCCCACCCTCATATTTGATTATTATTTATGAAACATCTGATGTAATACTTACACCATATAACTCTTTGATGATCGTTTCACCCCAAACACCAGTTCCTACATACTCTGTCACACGAGCAGAAGCATCTCTCTGTGTTTCTACAGAAATTATACCTTTAGAACCAGTAGCAAAGCCTAATACATTGCGACTAAATGCACATCCAGCTTCATCATTATTACCATCTTCAACAATTTCAGGAGTTGAATAAACATCAAACCCTGCGAATTTGGTAACAAATCCATTAACAGATAATGCTTCACCAATAGAAGAACCACCCATCAAGTTTGTTGTAGTTGGTGATGTTGCATGACCCTGTATCATTAATCTTAATCCTTTTGGCCCCCAGGTTTGTTGAGTTCCAAGAACAAGATTAAGAGGAGCAGGAGCCTGATTAGCATGGAGGAATCGTAAGGCTTCAAAAATATCACCTACATCCATCGTTGAACTTGCTGCTGCTACAGAATTAGTAAAATTACCAGCTGCAAAAAGTGCTGCCAGGTCGTTATCTAAACGAGCAGCTATTGCATTTCCAATTACTGCACCTGCATTTCCACCAAGACTACCACCAGCACCATATCCCTGTTCAGCAAGATCAGAAATATCTACCTGAATAACGTGTTCAGATAGGGTTGCAGTACGTGCTGCGGTTGTGAGGGCCTGTGCTGTTGTATTGGTTGCTTCAGTTGCTGCTGTAACATCTGCATAAGAAGCTACGAGCCAGTCAGCCCATTCAACAGTCTTTGCACCTACAACAGCAGGTCTTGATGCTACCAAAGGTGCTATTACATTTACTTTATTGAAAGCGATAACTGCATCGCCCAATACTTTACCGACACCACCAACTATAGTAGCTGATGCTGTTATGTTAGTTGCTGCACTTGTTAATGCCATTCCTAACTCCTAAAATTTATCCATCTTCAGCTATGACACAAGTCATCTTCGGGTAGGATTATTAATTTTTATTTAGAGTTCCTTTACCAAAGCCACCAAACAACCCGATTGATCTCGAGGCATAATCTTTGCCCTGATCTTTCTTGTGGAATCTATGCTCAAGTTCATTTATGTAATCGCCATATCTCATCTTGGAGTTTTTAAAATAAGCATCATGAGAACCATCTTCATTGGTATTATGAACCAAATCCTTCTTTGGATCAATATCTACACCAAAAGGTGTATGTCCACCATCATTAGGTTTTATTTTGCTCACTAACCTCCAACATTAAATTGGTTTCCTTGATTACCAACTATTCCATTCGCTTGTTCATAACCTTTAGGGTCTTTGGTCGCCCATTCAGCATAGGAACTATATCCACCGAAATCACCTTTAGCAGTTGTTCCTGCCCTGGATGAATCGGTTTTTCCTGCGTTTGCAGTTACTTGTTCATCTGCAACAAACTTCTGCAAGGTTGCCATATTCATACCTTCGGTGTACACCCTTCTTTCCTCTGGCACTTGATCTACAAGCCCCTGACGGAAAGCACCTAATTCTTCGCCTTGTTTTTTTAGAGTTTCTTCATATTTTACATTTTTGGATTGAGATTCTTGTAAAAGGGTTTCAATATCCCCTGCATCCTTTAATGCTTTTTGCCTTGCATCTTCCTGTTTCGCCTTTAGCTCGGCATTTTCAGCAGTTATTTTGTCTATTACCTCACCCCTCTCTTTCCATTGTGCATTTTTTTCTTGAAACCTTGTATAAGGCACATCATTTTTATCATCAGCTTGTGTGCTGGGATTTGGTACGCTGTTATCTTCAGCAGTTGGTGTATTTGTTTGTTCAGTTTCCATTTAATACCTCTTTTGTGAGTTAAAGTTATACTTCAAATCTACTGAATTATTTACCAATGTTAATATTAATTTTTTTACGCTTTATCTTTTTCCGTATCTTTTTAAATGCACCCTTCACATCTTTTGTCATTTCATCCATAAGAAATTCAGCACATTTATCTGGCAATGGCTTTGCATCCGTATATATAACCCTACCCATCTTTGCCAGGCTTTTTACTTTTCCCCTTTGTGATATAGCACCAAAACCAAAGCCAGTAGAACTTGAACTAAATGCTTTAAAATCTCTTGCCAAATCTGATGTTAATACAGGTGCTTTTGAATCTTTAAATGATGACGCTTGTCTTTTAAGTTTGCCAGTTTTCTTTGCTTCTCGATATTTATCACTATAACTTTTATATGATATTCCGAACACATCTTTTGCACCTGTTCCACCGCCATCTGGATCGAATATATGCCTTCTATAACAGGCCACAGTATCAATGCCAACTGATTTCCAGAACTTCGCATCAAGCATTTAATATCTCCTCTGCTTCTTCTTTCTGGTAGAATTGACCTCTAACATCTCTTGACATCGGCTCCCATCCATGTCTGCAATTTGTTCCACCACCACTTGTAAGCGAAGATGTCCATCCCATAGATTTAATTTCTGCCATAGTAATTGCACCTGCTTGAATCGCAGATAAACAGAAATCTCGTGTCTTTTCATCTGCTGGGCCTACATAGATATATTTAGTATTAGAAGGTGCTTCATCCATCATCATTCTTGTAACTGCTCTGGAATAGTTGTTTAGCCCATCACTTATTATTCTTGTCATCCCTACATCAGCAGCATATCCATGCCTACCTACAGATACAAGTATTTCATCTAAAGTATTATTGTTCATTATCCCTGCAATAACTTCTTGTTTTACTACATTAGCCATAGCAGTTATTTCACCTGTAAGATATTGCTCTGATTGTGTAAGTAATGCCCTTAATGTAGATTCTGTTATACCTCCAAACATTTCCTTGCTTAATAGTGTTCCTGCATTACCTGCTGTATATGTTGATACAATTCCTGATGTCTTTGCTCTCATAACAGCACCTACATCTAATTCATTCAATATAGCAATAGCTTCTGCATTAGATTTACCCTCTACAAGTCCAAGCATAGCAGATACAGCTTCTTCCTGTGCCAATCTGAATTTAGATGCTAATTCTTCTACAGTTCTTCTTATATAGTCCTGATCAGCCATCTATACAGGTGTTGTAAGTGCTGCCAGTAGTGGAGAAGTGGCATCTTCAGCCCCCTCCTCCACACCTGACCTTTGGGCTAAATATTCTTCAGCATCTGCACGTTCTGGATATTTATCAGCATCCTTTTGCATCAGTATATCGGCCTCATCAATAAGACCATGTGATAGTTCCCAGTCCCACTTCTCACGCTGTTCCTGGTCTGATAGTATCTCCGTAGATTCCTCATAATCAACACCAAGCAGGAATCCTGCATCTCTGCCTGTTTCAATTATTAATATCCGTTCCTCTACTTCAAACAGACTTTTTTCTATAGTTTTCCACCTTTCTACATCGGATCGCCTGGAATCCATAAGCTCCTGGTTGCGTAGACGTAATGCCACACCTGATGCAGCACTTGTTCCATCTACAAATGATATGGACAGGTGATAGTTCTGTGCTAACATCTTATATGCTGATTCTATGCTTTCAACAAGAGCAGGTACGCTGTTTGGTGGTGATACCATGTTAAGTGATCCATCATGGCCCAGGAATGACCACTTATCCTGTCCTATATCCAGCTTTTCCTTTTCAATGTTGCTTCCTGTTATAAATCCAAAACCAAAGGATTGGAACATAATATTCGCATTTTTGTTATATTCAGCTACATTTATTGCAGTATTTGTTGCGATTAAATCTGGTGAAGCATCTGTATCAAAGTAGGATGATTCAGGCTGCCCATCCCTGTAGCACTTAACAAATGGCAGGATCCCGTAAAAGTTTATCATCTCTGGATTATCTTCCTGGATGATCTTCTTGCCTGTGCCTTTCTCGTAAATGAACTGATGCTCTGAATCCCAGTATGCCCATAGTTCTGGTGTTGTGTCCATAACCTGTGAACGAACCTGCAATGGATATGTGATAGCATACGGATTTAGTGGATCATCGTCAAACATCGGCTCCCAATCACGGATAATAAAGTATTCCATGCGTTCATTT